TTGCACTTTGATGGATAGATGGAGAGGGACAGATCAAACAAGTTTTAGTCTTTCTTCATAGATGGCCTGTAACAGAGTGATTGATGCGTGCTCGAGCTGAGATCCACATCGCTCTTCCCATGCGTGAACGTCGTGATGCAACTCATCGTGACAGCTCCGACAGACGGGGATTGCCCAGAAGTCAGGCACCTTGGTGCCCATGCCTTTGTATCCAACGCCATGCGGGTGATGCGGGTCATCGGCTGGCGCATCGCATGACACACAGCGCAACGACTTCACCCAGTTCAGATACGCACGGCTCTCCATTCGTTGCACATACCCATTGATGAGTGCTTGACGAAAGCTCATGTAAGAGGGGATGGGTTTCAAGTTGCCCTCCACAGAACCTTTGGTGAACCATTGCTCGTGCGTGCGGGTGCGTAGCCGCACTGCGTTACATGACCAGCTCGGTGCATGGACATGGAGATGAAGCCCCATGCGCGGCGATCAGGTGGCGGAGGGAACCCTCCCTTCTCTGCCCACTCACGCGCATCCTCAGTAAGGAACGGCTCGCCCTTCTTCACATCGCGTGCAAAGTCAACGAACAGAATCGCGGCTTCTGTTGTCCACTCACCAATCTCAGCGTCGGCGTGCTTTGCCGCTACGAGTGCTCCCTGTCTTCCGGCTTCCTGTGCTTGCTCGAGGTTTGCGTTTTGCATTTCGTGTCTCCAGTTCAATCAATAGTTCGATGTAGTGCTTGGCCTTCTCAAGGTCGTCGAGTCCATTCTTGTCTCGCCATCGCGTCACATACTTGATGACGTTGCCCTCGAAGAACCCGATCCCGTTTGCGTGGACATACTCCACGGGCTGGATCGCCTTGCCCTTGTAGTGGCTCCCTGCAATCTGTTTGGTCAGTGCGCTCATGCTCTGGCTCCCCGCGTATGCAGGTGCGACCACAGTCGTCCAGCCTTAATCGCATGAACTGTTGACTGAGAGACGCCGAACTCAGCACCGATTGCCTTTTGGGTTCCGGTTGCTCGGATGATGCTCAACACCTGCTCTTCGTCGAGCTTCGCCATTGGGTGCCTCACCCCGACCTGTGCTGTTCCGTGCTTGTGTTTGTCAGCGAGGTTCCCCTTGCGCGTGTCCCACCGCAGGTTCATCAACCTGTCGTCTGTTCGGTCGCCGTTGTTGTGGCACGCCTCGTGTCCGGGGAACGGAGCGCCAGCAAACGTCACCAACACAAGACGTGAAGCCTTCACTCGACTTATGACGCCGCGAAGGGACAACACGAAGTAGCGATACCCGTTGCTCATTGTTGGGCGAAGATTCTTCCAGCCCTTGATGCCGGTGCGAACGCCGGACTTCCATCTGCGAACATTGCCGTGATCTGATACTTGGTATGTACCCTCGTAGCCAGAAACATCAGCCCAAACCTCATGCACCATAAGCTCTCCTTTCTGCTCGTTCGTTTGCGTTCTGTGTCTGCCAGACTGCAACCCCCAACTTCGCAACCTCCAAATGCCAGCGCAGTCTTTCGCTGGCTTCGGTTGCGGTTTTGAGATTGAGCAAGAGAGCCATGTACTCGGGGTCGGCTCTGGCCTCGCGCTCCTGTGCGGCGGCTGTTTTGTGGCCGTCGATCTCGGCTTGCTTCATCAGCATCGCCATCTTTGATTTGCGAAATTCCTCGAGGTAGTTGCGCTCGGAGTACGCCTTCGCATATTCCTCCGACATCTGTCGCAACTCGGCGAGTCTCTGTTCTGCTCTATCGCTCATCGCTTTCCTTTCTTCTTGGGCTTGATCTCCAATGGAGTTGATGGGAAGTAATCCTTCGGTATGGTGAACACCTTGTCTGGGTCTACCGGATCGAGCTTGCCGACCTCATGCCCAGTCAACAGATCTTTCCCCCAGATCAACTTCGCACCGGGGAACTTCTCTCTGATCTCATCGACCACCTTCGCAAGGTTGGGCATCTTCTCCCTGTTCTTGCGACGCTCTTCGTCCCGCATCCGGTTCCGCAACTCAACGCCTTGATCGCTCATTGCTTTGCTCCGAATGCCGCAGTCATTGCATCGAGTCCGCGCTGAACGGCCATGCTCTTCGACTCCTTGAGCTTGGTGATCTGTTTGCACATCTCCTCGAAGTCTTTGCCGTCGCGAGGAATGCCCCAGTCCATGACGAACTCAGCGGCTTGCTCGAGTGCGGCCTTGCGAATCGCGCTCACACGCGCAACCACATCGGGCCTCGTCTCCTGTGCCATCTCGAGTTCGAATGACAGTTGCTTCACGATGTCCTTGTATCGTTGAAGCTCATGCTCGAGCGAGACTGGTGCTGACGACATCGCATCAACCATTGAGTTGATGGTCTTCGACACAAGATTGTCCAGCCCGACCGAATCGGTTTCGAATCTTTCAAGAATCCTCTCGGCTCGCTTCCCTGTGCTCACGTTCATAACGCGAACTGTGTACACATCCCTGACGACTGAGTATTCGCACGTGGCACGACAGTTGAAGTCAGTCGCACGCTTCATAGCCCCCTTTGTGAGGTGATCTTTTACTGGGGCCATGCTCATATCGGTTCTCCTTCAACTTCCATGTGTTTCGAGTAGGTGTGGTACATCGGCTTGTTCGGGTGCTCGGTGTATGAGCACGCACCGGGGATGTAGAACAGACCGACCTTCCCTTCCCACTCTCCATGTCTGTTCTTGTCACAGACCACGAAAGCGTCGGGCATCTTCTCGTCTACTTCTTTGCCTGCTTGCTTCTGTTGTTCCTTCTTCTTGTTGCGCCAAACGGTGAAGCACTGATCCACCTGATCGACGATTGCGCCCGATCCCTTGGAGTCCATCTTTCCGGGGATCGTGTTCTCGTCACTGAGCTTGCGGCTGTGATGGATGAGGTGCACGTGCACTTCGTAGTCCTGCGCGAACGCACAGATCTCGTTCACGAAGTTCTTCTGCCCGTTGTAGTCATCCTCGCCAGCAACCACCTTCATCAACGAGTCGATGACGAAGTGATTGAGGCCGAGCTTCTTCGTTGCGTAGCGCATGACCTTGAGCAAATGCTCGGGGTCGGTGTGCCCCATGCGGTCGTACAACCAGAGGCGTCCGGTTGCGTGGCTCAACATCGCATCGACATAGCGATCTGTCGGCAGGTGATGACCACAGGCTTGCTTCGCCATGCGTGCGAGCGTTGCCTTCGGCTTCATCTCGAATGAGGCGATGCAGATCTTCTCGTCTTGGTGCATCAACCCGAGCATGACTTGGCTAGTCAACAGACTCTTGCCGTGCCCGTTGATACCCATCCACAGCGACACCTCACCCGGACGGAACCGAATGTGGTCGTGTGTCTTGGGCCAAGGCATGGTCGCGCCCTTGGTCTGTTCTTTCCCGGCCAGCAACGAGATGGTCTCGTCGCGGAACATCCGAGGTGCAACGATCTTGTTCGCGTCGTGCGGTTGCTCAGCTAGTGCGGCGAAGTCTTCGTCGTCTGTCGTGAGGATGAGATCGTTCATGCGACCTCCCGCAGACAGGTGAAGTAGTTCTTCTCGTAGCGAGCCATCGCACGAACTTCGAACTCTTCGGGTTGGTCGGGGATACCGATCTCGGGGATGCCAGCGTGGCCACCCCACCAGCTCGCGAGCTTGCCGTCCTGCGCGTCCTCATTCCACAGCCAGAGGTACCCGAAGTTCTCGTTGAACGGGTGCATATACCCGCCGTTCGGGGCGTAGCGCAGGATGGTGTTCGACAGCAGGGACACCAAGCGATGGTGAGTGCGGTTGCCGTAGACCAGAACAGCGCACAGATTGCGAACCCATCGCCAGTCGTAGTTCTCGAGCCGCGTTGTCATCGGCGCTTCGACCAACCAGTTGACGTTCAGCTCGCCAATGCAGGTGATGAAGACAGGCTCGTTGGGCTTCTTGCCGGTGAGGCGTAGATCCCAAATGTCCTTCGCGCCGGTTGCGAGGGTCACGCTCATAGCCAGTTCTCCTCGGTGGTCTCAGCCTCGAGGTGGTCTTCCCACCTGCGTTGGTTCAGCCACGTGCTCGGGAACGGGATGAACTGTCCGCCCTCCTTCAACCAGTCCTTGCTTTGCTTCGCCGCCTCGATTGCCTCGAGCATCTTGTCGAGCAACTCGTCGTCAGGCGCGACCTTGGCGAAAGCCTTGATCGCCTCGGACTTGGCGGTCTTCTTGGGGTAGGCAGACCAGAACCGGTCGAACCCCTCGTGAGGGGTAGGGGGAGTATTGGTTCTCGGTTTACGGTTAGCTTTGCCTTGGGTTTGTTCTGGGTTAGCCGTGGGTACCCCACTGGGTACCGACTCGGGTACCGACTGGGTTCTTGGCTTACGCCCACCTTTCAGTCCGTTGGCTCGAGCTGTCTCGGCTCGCTGGTGGTAGGCCGCGATCTCGGCGTCGGCGCGGTCGTTGCGCCAGCCCTCATCGGTCAGGGTGAAGAACTCGGCGAGCACCAGCTCGACAGCCTGAATCTCATCAGGCATGGCGATCAGTCGGGCACATCGGCCAGCGTCCTTGGGGAGCGGCTGTTCTTCGGTGTAGTAGGTGTCGAGCAGGCGGCGGTACGCCAAGTCCTCGATCAGAGAGAGGTGACGGGTCTTTGTCAGGTAGTCCCGTATGTGGAATTGGTAGTGAAACATCAGAGCCTTTCTGCGCCTTTTCCGTATGACCCCGAAGGGGCGAGCGGTGGCGACGAAAGGAACAAACTCCGCCACTTTTCGGAGATCGGAGCGACCGACCCCCTAGCTCGCGGA